CATCAGCAGTGCAATGGAGTACTAATACATTTAATTTAGGCAATGCAAGTATAACCAATGCAACGTGGAATGCTAGTGTAATAGGTAGTAACAAAGGCGGTGCAGGTAGTGTAACGGGGATATTAAAGGCGGACGGTAGTGGTAATGTTAGTGCGGCTACTAGCGGTGCGGCTAATGACTATTTAGTAGGTAGTTCATTGAGTGCCACCCGTAACGTTTCCACGGGCTCAATATTCACCTATAATAGCGCAACGGGGGCTTATAATTTGGATACGACTAAGTTGGGCGGTGGGGGAATTACAGGAAACGGGACACCATCGGGTCAATTAATGCCATTTGCAACATGGAGTACAGCCAATAGCAAACTAAGTAGTTCAACTGTTACTTATGGCAACTACGATAGTACAAACCACAACTTCAATTTTGGTACAACTACACCACAAAGTAATTATTTATTGAATGTAAATGGATTATCAAATTTTACAGGCCCAGACTATGGCTCACTACGCATAAATGCAGCGACAAGCCCTAATTTATTATTTTATTATGGTGGAACGAATTTAATAGGAAGGGTAGGTACGGGAATTATTACAGGAGCTAGTACTACTGATTTGTCAATATTAAGTCAAGGAGGATTTTATGTAGGCATTAATGGTAACTCGTATCCTATATTAAGTATCACATCATCTGGGTTAATAACATTTGCCGGGACACTGAACCTAGGCAATTATCCAATAGTGAGGCAAGGGTTACAGATAAATAATGGCGGGTCTACACAATCTGGACTTGTCGGAAATGAGGCGGCGGCATATATTAGTGGTGGTTCTTCAAGCAATGTTACAGTCCAATCTTATAATGACGTATCAATAGGCTCGGGTGGTGTAACATCTTACGCTAGTAACGTAAGATTTGCTGTCAAGTCATCTGGACGAATATTAATGGGTGTTTCCTTGCCTACAGATGATGGTGCTAATCAATTACAAGTAAATGGTTCAATAAAACTAGAAACAGCAGGTAATAAAATAAACATAGCCACAGGAACAAATGCCTCTATCGGTACGGCAACACTTTTATCAGGAACGGTAACGGTTTTGACTTCGGCAGTAACTGCATCTAGTAAAATATTCGTTACCCACGCAGGAAGTAGCGTAAGTAATGCAGGTACACTATATATAGGAACAATTTCAGCAAATACATCATTTATTATTAACTCCACTAATTCTAGCGATAACGATACCATTAATTGGTGGATTGTGAACTAAACTAAACAATATGAAATATTTATCAATCATTCTTGCAGCTTTATTAATTGGTGCGACTTCTTACGGGCAAACAGTAGACACTACTTTAAAAGACTGTACTTGTGCAGCGGTCAATAGTGTGACAATATCTCACGGTTTCCCAATAGTTACGGACACTATCAATCACATTGGTTTCTTTAACTATACCGATTCCCCTCGTGACAGTTCTTGCGTGGTTAATTTCACGGTTAAAGCTAACTCAAACAATCAAAATGTCATATTCAACACATACACCCTTACTAAGAGTGAGTATGCGGAATGGAATACTGATTTAGATTTGATAGTAGATATTAAGAACTATCTCTCCCGTAGCGGCATTCAATTAACATTCAAATAAAATAACATTAATAGACTATGTTACACCACATTAAACAGACAGCAGACGGATTCATTAGCCTATTGGGAGTATTGGGATTGTTTACTATTTCTGCCACCACAGTAGATATGACTATGAAAATTGTATCGTTTGTATTAGGTTCTATTGTGTCAGTATTAGCAGGGATTTACTACTATCAAGCCATTAAGAAAGACCGTAATAAAAAATAAAGTGTGGATAATCAAACTTATTTATGTAGTTTTGTCTATGTATATAGGTTATTTAGTAATAGAAAATAAAAAACAAATGAGCAAATTATTCAGCGTTGGACTTCAAGACTTTTTACACGGGCTTTTGATAGCCGTTATTGGTGCAGTATTAGCGGTTGTGACTAACACCTTACAAGCAGGAACATTAACCTTTGATTACAAGGCTATTGGAACGACTGCGGCTATTGCAGCACTAAGTTACATCAGTAAGAAGTTCTTAACTAATTCAGCGGGGCAAGTACTTACGAGTGAGCCTTCAAAGTAAAAAAGCAGTAATAAATAAAAACACCATTCGGCTAAGGTAAGTATCATGCTGCGGACTTAATAACCTTTAAGATACTTGTTGTGAGGGTGACACAAACTGCTTTAACATCATTGCGGCTATACTGCCCCAAGTTCGCCCTTAAATCATACGGGGCTAGTGTCCGAGACACATTCAACGCCCTCTATCCAACACAAGAACGATAGAGGGTACTTTTAAAATTAGAAAAAAATGAAAGCAGATAAAGGTTATAGTTACATTGGAATTATCATTTTATTTGGACTGATAATGTGGCATTTAACGGGTTGTATGTCCGACCGTACAGCGTTGCAAAGAGTACTCACAAAGAAACCTTTATTTGATACAACAGGCCAGATATATATGCAATTATACCCTTGCGATAATAAGGTGATAGCGCACAGTAGCGATACAAGCTATTTACACGATACTTCTATAGTTACTTGTCACGATACTATTGGCAACTACATTCACGATACAACTACTAAGATAATACGATTATATACGAAAATCCACGATAGAGATACGATAATCGACAATCAACAAATATCCATCCTCAAATCGCAAATGCAAGATAAGGACAAGCAAATAGCTATACTTAATCAAGCAGTAACAGATAGCAGACTACAAGCAGCGTCTAACGAAAAGGATGCTAGTAAGTGGGAGTTGTATTTTTGGCTACTGATTGCAGCGATAGTGTTGGCGTTGGTATTGTATATAGTTAAACCGAGATTATGACTTACAAAATAGTAATACAAGTAGGCGAAAAGAAGGTAGTCGTTGATGTTGAAAGCGATGAAGAACTAAATAGTAAAGATATTTATGTAGATAAATTATTGAAGCAAAAAAGTAAACATAACCCAAAAAGCAATGATGCCTCATTAAATTTTCTTAAAAAAATCTTTGGATTATGAGACAAGTAAACAAACAAACAATAGATTTAATAAAACACTTCGAGGGGTTTTCATCAACTGCCTATCACGATAGTATAGATGCCCCCTCGATAGACACAATCGGCTATGGTTCAACAACTTACCCCAATGGCAACAAAGTAAAAGTAGGAGACCCGGCAATTACAGAACAACAAGCAATCGAATACTTAACCTTTGAAGTCAATCAAAAAGCAGTAGCCGTTAGTCATTTAGTCACATCGCAATTAAACGATAATCAGTTCGGTGCGTTGGTGTCTTTTGCGTACAATTTAGGTGAAGGCAACTTATCCGAAAGCACTTTACTAAAGAAAGTAAACACAAACCCAAAAGACCCATCTATACAGCTAGAATTTGACAAATGGATATACTCTAACCACTTGCCCGTTAAAGGGCTAGAAACACGCCGTAGGGCTGAATGGACACTATACAATACACCATGTTAGCAGTTTACACGATACTATTTTCATTAACGCTCATAGTAGCAATATTATGGGCTAATCTTATCGACAATGCTAACCCCACCCATACGATTTGAACCGTTGAAGATAATTAATACGTTACCTAAAAAGAAGAAATGCCTAACACTACCGAAGAAAAAAGTAAGTCGCAGAAAATAAGGGAGTATCTAAAGGCTAATCCTAAAGAAATGCCTAAAGATGTTGCCCCTAAATTCGACACTAGCATTAAGTATGTGGAGAAGATGCGAAGGGAAGTTATCGGTAAGTTAGAAGAAAAACACGTTGCGCTTGCAGAGGAATGTACAAATAGCGGCGTTCCATTTGATAGCGTTAAGCACGGGTGGTATAAAGGGGAGCATTTTAGCTTATTCTTCAACAAACAAGTAACGTGGGAGGATTTAAAGGAAGAAATAATAAAAGAAGTAAAACAGTACGCTCCTAAATATCCTAACATCTTATATCCTAAATATGAAGATGCACACCTATTAGTTATAGACCCTGCCGACATCCACATAAATAAATTATGTAGTGCATTTGAGACGGGAGACGAATACAATATTGAGATAGCGGTAAGCAGGGTAAAGGAGGGAATAATGTCGCTACTAAACAAAGTACGTTTCTATAATGTAGACAAAGTGCTTTTAATTATTGGTAACGATATTCTACACACGGATAACCCACAAAGCACTACCACAGCAGGAACACGACAAGATACCCAAGTAATGTGGTATGATGCC